AAGTTGCTATATGATAGAGAAACTGGTAGACTTAACGAAGTCATAGGCGGTGAAGAAGATAATGCTGACGATGACTTTTAATTATGAAACTAATTTTTGATATTGAAACAGACGGACTAGATGCAAATGTAATTTGGTGTATTGTTTGTCAAGATATTGAAACTTCAAAAGTATATAAGTTTCCTCCTGAAAAAATAAAAGAAGGGCTGGCTTTATTAGAGAGTGCTTCATGTCTTATTGGTCACAACATAATAGGATTTGATATACCTGTCTTAGAGAAATTAACTGAGGTAGATTTAAAAGATATACCTGTTATTGATACGCTAGTTCTTTCTCGTTTATTTAATCCTGTTAGAGACGGGGGGCATAGCCTAGAAGTGTGGGGTAATAAATTACAATACCCTAAGTTAGACTTCAAAGAATTTGAAAGTTACACTCCTGAAATGTTAGAGTACTGTACTAATGATGTCAGATTAAACTCTGCTGTCTATGACTATTTATTAAATGAAGGTTCTTATTTCTCTCAACAAAGTCAAGACTTAGAACATGATGTTTTTAAAATTATGAAAACTCAAGAGGCTAATGGTTTTAAATTTGATGACCGAAGAGCTAGTATTTTTGTTGCAACACTACGAGAAAAGGTTCAGTCTTTAGAAGATGAAGTACATACAACTTTCAAACCTAAATGGGTTGACATAAAAGAAGTTACGCCTAAATTAAAGAAAGACGGGGAGTTGTCTAAACAAGGGTTGCGTGTTGAAGAATATGAAAAGATAAAAGAAAGCGGGGATATGAAACCTTTTATGAGACAAGAGCTTAAAGAATTTAACCTAAGCTCTCGACAACAGATAGGAGAATACTTAAAAGACTTTGGCTGGAAGCCTACAAAATTTACACCTACTGGACAACCTATTGTAGATGAGGGTAGTCTTTCTAAAATACAAGATATACCGGAAGCAAAATTAATACTTGAGTATCTACTATTACAAAAGAGAATAGTACAAACAGAAAGTTGGATTGATAGTTTAAAAGATGATGGTAGGGTTCACGGCTATGTAATACCTAACGGTACTATTACTGGACGGATGACACATAGGAATCCTAACATGGCTCAAGTACCCAGCGTAAGTTCTCCTTATGGTAAATCTTGTAGAAGTTTCTGGGGAGTTGCTGAGGGGTATAAATTAGTAGGGGTAGATGCAAGTCAATTGGAGTTAAGATTGCTTGCCCATTATATGAATGATGAGGATTACATTTATGAGATTACACAAGGAGATATTCACACTTACAACCAAAAACTTGCTGGACTTAAATCAAGAGATGAGGCAAAGGTATTTATCTATGCCCTCTGCTACGGAGCAGGAAATGAAAAGATTGGACAAATTGTTGGGGGAAATGCTACACGAGGCGGGCAACTTAGAAAACGCTTTTTCGGTAGTAATCCATCATTTGCATCTCTTACAACAAAGGTGCAACGAACTGCGGAAAAAAAATATTTCAAAGGATTAGACGGTAGAAAATTATTTGTACGTAGTCAACATGCTGCACTTAATACTTTAATTCAAGGAGCTGGTGCTATTATTATGAAGAAAGCACTGGTCATACTGAATGATGTTTTAACATTAAATACAATTGATTATAAATTTGTAGCTAATATTCATGATGAGTGGCAGATAGAAGTTAAAGAATCTCAAGCAGACTTTGTTGGGAACTTAGCAGTAGATAGTATAATAAAAGCCGGAGAACATTTTAATCTTCGTTGTCCCATGGACGGTGAATACAAGATAGGAGACAACTGGAGTGAAACCCACTAAAGACGATAGAAAAAAATTTGATTTAGATTTAGAATACGGTCAAGTCAGAGAAGATAAAGTAGCTGAAATGTTACAAGATAAAAAGATAGAAGTTAAATCTGAACGTGGTATGTGGATGAATACAGGAAACATAGCCATTGAGTATGAGTGTTGGAATAAACCTTCCGGAATAAATGCTACTGAATCAGACTACTGGTTTCATCATTTATGTGTTGGAGATAATGAATACTGTACTCTTGTATTTAAAACGGATGTCCTTAGAACTATTGTAAAAAAGTTAGATACATTTAAAACTGTTAGTGGTGGGGATAACAAAGCTAGTAAAATGTATTTAGTTAATTTACAAAAATTATTTTCAAGTGATGTTATAAAAGCTTTTAAGGATTACGATGAAAAAAAATAAAAAAACAATTGATACTTTAGTTCAGGATATATATCAAGCTATAAGTCCCTTAACAGAAAACAAACAAATAAAAGTTAATGACGAAGACATAGATAAGTTTGGTAAAGCTATGGCATCTGCTTTAAAACATTGGGCTACGCCTCAACCAAGAGATACTTCCACGTTACGTATGTCTAATATTGGTAAGCCTTCACGACAACTATGGTACGATTTAAATGCAGAGCAAGTACCTCAACAGTTAGCCTCATCAACATTAATTAAATTTTTATACGGACATTTACTAGAAGAGCTAGTGTTATTCTTTGTTAAAATGGCTGGTCATGAAGTTACCTCTGAACAGAAAACTGTAGAAGTAGAAGGTATAAAAGGACATATGGATTGTGTTATTGACGGTGAAGTTGTAGATATTAAAACAACATCCGGCTTTGCTTTTAAAAAATTTAAAGAAGGAACCCTAACAAACGATGACCCTTTCGGTTACATATCTCAATTAGCAGGGTATGAGCACAGCGAAGGTACTTCTAATGGAGGCTTCCTTGCTCTTAATAAAGAAACTGGAGAGCTTGCTTTATTTAAACCTGATGAATTTGATAAACCAAATATAGTTTCAGCAATAAAAAATGTAAAGAAAACTATCAAAAAGAAAACACCGCCCGCTCTTTGTTACTCTCCTGTTCCTGAAGGCAAGGGTGGGAATTTTAAATTAGCAAGGGGCTGTACTTATTGTAGACATAAAGTTGAATGTCATAAAGAATCTAATAACGGAAAAGGTTTAAGAGCATTTCAATATGCTAAAGGAATTACTTATTTAACCACTGTAAAATCAGTACCTAAAGTAGAGGAGATAAAACTTGCACGCTAGAAAATCTAAACAGCTAAGAAGAAGAGCAGAAAATTTATTAATAGAATGGTTACGAACTATGGTTCCGGACGGAGAAGATACTTCAAAGATAAATAAAAATAATTTACATGAGTTTCTACCTGAGCAAACACATATTTATTCTCAAAATAAATTTATGTTGAGTGCTTATAGTTTACGTTGGTTTTATAAACAGGTTAAAAAGAATCCTAACATTACTGTTAAGGAACTTACCAATGCCTAGAAGAGTACCAAGAAAACCAAGACCTAAAAAAATTAATGTACCAAAAGGGTATGATAGTTTATGGGAATACAATATACATCAAACAGTTTTAAAAGATTGGGCACATCACTTTGAAGCTATTAAATATATTATTGACAAGAAATACGAAGTAGACTTTGTTAAAACATTTCAAGATAAAACTATTTTATTAGAAGCTAAGGGTAGATTTTGGGACCATGCAGAGTACAGTAAATATACTTGGATTAGAAAAGCTTTACCTGAACATATGGAATTAGTTTTTCTATTTCAAAAACCTTACTCTCCTATGCCGGGTGCTAAAGTACGTAAAGACGGAACAAAAAGAACCCATGCTGAGTGGGCTGAAACAAATAATTTTAGATGGTACAGTGAAGATACTTTACCTAATGGTTGGAGAAACAATGAACTACAAGTTTAACGAAGATAAAAATTTACTTGAATTAAAAACTTACATTGAGGATACGTATGGTCAGCACTATGCTTCTGATAAGTATCAAGCAACGGATGTTATTATTGATTCAGGACATGGTGAAGGTTTTTGTATGGGAAACATTATGAAGTATGCAAAACGTTACGGTAATAAAGCAGGAAAAAACAGAAAAGATTTATTAAAAATTTTACACTATGGTATAATAATGTTAGACATTCATGATAAGGAGAATGTAAATGGTTGACGACAAAGTTGGTATCAAGGAATATCTTGGTATAAAAATTAATTACAGTAATGAAAATAATTTAGATAAGTTCAGCCTTGACACGCTCAAGGATAGATACTTATGGGAGAATGAAACACATGCACAAGAAGCGTTTGCCCGTGCCTCGGTCTTCGGGGCAACCTACAAAGGTCACACAGATTTTGAATTGGCTCAAAGACTTTATCACTACAGTTCCTCTTGCTGGTTTATGTTTAGCACCCCTATACTTAGTAACGGGGGAACCAGCCGTGGGCTTCCTATTAGTTGCTTCCTCAATTATGTTCCTGATAGCAGGGATGGTTTATCTGCTCACTATGATGAAAACATATGGCTCGCAAGTTCGGGTGGAGGCATCGGTGGATATTGGGGCGATATTCGTAGTAATGGTATTTCTACTACTCACGGTAGTAAGTCTACTGGTTCAATCCCCTTTATGCATGTTGTAGATTCTCAGATGTTAGCCTTCAATCAAGGCACTACAAGACGTGGTTCTTATGCTGCATACATGGACATATCTCATCCGGAGATTGAAGAGTTCATTAACATGCGTAAAGAATCAGGTGGTGATATTAATCGTAAGAACCTTAATCTTCATAATGGTATCAACATTACCAATGAGTTTTTAAAAGCTGTACAAGAAGATGCAGACTTTAGATTGATTGACCCTAAGACTCACGAACCTACAAAGATTGTGAATGCTAGAGACTTATGGTGGCAAATTATAAATGCTAGAGCAGAGACTGGTGAGCCATACATGATTAATATAGATACATGTAACGAAGCATTGCCTAAAGAACAAAAAGATTTAGGCTTAGAAATTAAACAGAGCAACCTATGTTCTGAGATTACTTTACCTACCAACGAAGAACGAACAGCAGTATGTTGTTTATCTTCCGTAAATTTAGAATACTTTGATGAGTGGAGTGAGAATCCTCTGTTTATTGATGATTTAATTACCATGCTTGACAATGTACTACAGCATTACATTGATAACGCTGTGGATACAAATAACTTAGGAGAATATAATGCAAACTTTAAACGCTTTAAAAAACATATTAAAGAAGGCAGGGAAGGCTTTCTTAAATCTACCTACTCAGCTTATAGAGAAAGGTCGTTGGGTCTCGGTGCGATGGGCTTCC